AGTTCTTTCACGCCGTACAGAGTATCGGCAGTGAACAAGTCAGCAAGGTATTCCTGCTTGTACTGAGTCTGTGAACGTACAGCCATCTGCTCTGCTAACACCATAGTGTCACGGTGAGCAAGGATAGCCGCACGAGTGTCAACCGCAGAAGCTGAGTTGTCAGCCGCTGTTTCGACTACTGGGCAGTTAGAAGTAACGTATACGTCTACTCCGTACAAGCTACCAATTTGGCCGTTGTTTACGCCACGTCCGTCTACAAAGTCAGCCGAGTTGTAGCGGTCAATACCCAGGATGTCACGGCGAGCCGATGGTGGAATGATAAGAACACGTCCGTCCATAGGAGTGTCAGCATCGTCCATCTTCTGGATAAGCTCACGGAAAGCAAGGTCAGTGAACACGTCTGTAGCGGCTACTGTGTCAGCGGCATAAGCGGCAACGCCGTTAGCACCGTCAACATAGAAAGACGCTGAGTGAGTGTAGTCTGAGCCATCGCCATCACCGAATGACTTAGCTAATGCGAACAAGTCGTCATCAACCTGCTTAGCCAATGCATAACCTGCATCGTCTGTGTAGAAGCGACGCATTGAGTCAAGAGCCTGAACGTCCACGATGTCTTCAATCATGCGTGAGTATTCATAGTGCTTGTCAATTGCAATTTGTACTTCTGATTCAACATCAGCTTGGATAGTGACTGCAGTGTTTGCCGCCTTGACAGAAGCAGAGCCACGAGTTGGTTTAGGAATGTGAAGAGTGTCGCCCTTCTTACCAACCATTGACATTTTATTGACAAGGTTTGCAAGAACAAGGTTCTTCTTGTATGCCGCTACGATTTCGTCAGACCACAACTCTGGAATGAACGTCGCCGCATTGGTGCTGTTTACAATGGAGGTGGATCCTCCGGGATAAGCTACTTTAGCCATGATGTGCTCCTATAAAGCTATCTTACACGACCCTCTGCATACGCTGTGCGAATTTCTTCTGCGAGTTGCATATACCGATCAGGGTCAGTTTGCATGAGTTTAATGATATCTGCACGGCGATATACTTTGCGACTTGGAGCTTCTGTGCTACCCTTTGTATTACCTGTTGATGCCTTTTTAACAGACTCTTTGCGTGCCTTAGTTTCATTTTGTTCTGTGTCATTTAAAATGCTTCTGCGCTCTTTCCATGAAGAAAGGAGTTCATCAGCGGCTTCAAAGTCAAAACTTTGATCGGCCTTTCGTAACAACTCAGTACGAAACTTAGAATTACCCACCCATTCCATAAAGGTTTTGTCTTGAACAATCTGTTCAAAGTCTGGGTGATCTGCTTTAAGTCTTGCAAGGGCCTCTGATCTGCGAAGTTGTTGAGAAACTGTCTCAGCTTCTTTAATCTTAGGATGGTTTGCAATAGCGGCTTCTACAGCCCTTTTAGGGTCTTCAAAGAAGTCAATCTCTGTATTTGCTGTGCTAACGTGGGCTTCTTCTTCTTTTGCCAGTTGTGTTTTTACAAAATCATCGACAATTTTACGTAGCTCTCCAACTTCTGAAGATTGCTTTCCTAAAAGCTTTTCAGCTTCTTGGTGCATCCTCACGACATCTTTGATGTCTTTCCCTTGATACTTATCGGGAATTTCGTCTTCTACTTCTTGAGGTTGTTCCTGTTCTTCAGGAGTCTCTTCAAAGGTGGCTACTTCTTCGTCTTCAAGTGATTCGTCTTCACGCTGGTCAATAAATTTTGCCATGTCATTACTCCGTGCTATAATAGCATTATGGATGTGTGCTGGTTATTTCCTAGCGGCTCTCTCATGGTCTCTTGCCCACGCATCGTCAGCATCGGGCCAGCCCATGCCTTTGAAATGTGTACGAACAGGAGAGATTATCCGCCGTGCTGTGTTTCCACATTCAGGGCAAGTGGCATACTCATCAGAGCTGTCCACCCACTGTTCCTCAATGTGAGTACATTCTGTGCATTTGAAGTCAAAGCGTTTAATCACTGCTTTGCTCCATTGCCATGTCATAATTACGCTTAATCGCTGGTTCAAACTGCAACACTTGGTTAAGTATGCGTCTTTCACCTTTTATGTATGCAAGATTTTTTTCATCTTTGATGTCTTCTATACGATATGCATCATATATAGCTTGCATGTCTTCAACAAACTGTTTCCAGCCCTCAGTACGAAACATTTGAAAATAATTTTCATACTGATTAAGAAGTTCTTGATCCAAAAGAATTATCCTTCATTCTGAGGTTCTTTGTATATATAACTATTGTAGCATACTTTTCTTAAAAAGTCAAGAGCTTTCTGCTACTTTTTTACTGTTGCTGGTTGGTTTGGTTGGCAATGGCTTGGAGAGCTTCTCGACTTGCTCCTCCAGCTTCTTGATTTGCCTGTCCTGATAGTCGAACCTGCTGTTCACTTGGTCCAAGATTTTCTGTAGTTCTGTTTGTGTCAGCATTTGTCACTCCTTGTGATGCCTTGGTTTGTAATTCACGTTCTTTGAGAATTAATTCAGCCACTTTAGCTCTGCGCTGGAATTCTTTCTCATCTTGATCGCCTGTCTCAAGATTTGAAGATAACACCTTAATACGATCTGTTTCTGCTTCATATTGATCAAGACCAATCTCAGCTTGAATCTTCTGGGCTCTTGCTTCAGACTCTTTAGCTTGACCATTAAATGCGGCAATCTGTGCTTGCACTTGCTCCATTTGTGATTGGGCTTGCTGTTGAGCCATTTGCTGTTGTTGTGGATTGGGCTCTTGTGACTTACGCAAAGATGCAATCAGTTCTTCACGATTGGTAAGGTTCATGTGATCAATGATGGATTCAAGTAGTTGTCCATACATTGGACTTCCTTTATCCATTGTTTGAAGAAGCTGTACAAGCTGTGTCACTTCATACTCACGTGCAATGATGCCTAGAGAGCTTGTAGGGACAAACTTGTAGTCTGCTACAGGGTAGAGTTCTGGAGAGAATTGCATGTAACGCCATGCCGCTTTCTCAATCATTGGTACTAAGAATTGCTCTTGGAAGTTGATGAGCGTGCGCTTGTGACGCTTAATAATAGCTCCAAGGCCCATTGAAATGCCAGCGGCTGTAGACTGGGAATTGATAGAGCCGGGAATCCCAGCCGCATCAATAGCACCTGTAGCCTGTTGCACCATCTGCATTAAGTCTTTGCCTTGTGCAAAGCTCACTTGATCCAGCTTACCAAAATTAAATGGCTGTAAAATCTCTGCAGGGTTGCCATTGGTTAGAATGGCCTTACCGGGCCTCACCTCCATCTTAGCCCCTCTAGGAAGCCTAGAAGCGTCCACAGCAAGCATAGGATGCACTGTTAAGGCTAATGCATCAATTCGAGCACGTAGTTCTGTGTCCAAGGCTTTCTGGCTATTATATCCTTTCTCACAGATACCACGGCCCCAAAAGCGTCCGGGTACGATGTCCCATGGAAATGCAATAACGGGACGATCTTTCATCATATAAGGATTGGCTTCAATCTTCAGTAGCTGACCACCATTGGCAATCACAGCCACCACTTCTATATATTCTTCGTTTGTAGGAGCGTCCTCAGAAACAATTTCTTCAATAATTTCTTCATCATCTAGTTCTTCTTGAACAGCAATGTTAAACAAATGACGTGGAACAAGTCCATAGTATTTTGTCAGTCTTACCTTGTCATCAGAATAGAGAGCCATTTCTTGATCAGGCTCTAAGTCTGTGTCTTCAAAGGCTGTTTCAATCAAGACATCACGATAGACACCTTCAGTCACTAACATTTCAATTTGATGCTTAGGAACAAACTCATCAATCGCTACACCCAATGCATCTTGAATGGTGGTGGCAACAGGATCGATGAGAAAGTTTTGAGGCAACACAGGCTTCACACGGACAACAAAACGGTCTACGGTTTCTACACCCACTGCAGTCATTGCACCGTCCATTACAGGGCGTGTAGCAGGCTTCATTTCTTTCATTTCTTCAAGCACAAGCTCTGCCATGCCTGTTCCAAATACAGCGGCATTAAGAACACACTCACCAACATTCTTACGAATCTGTGTACGTGCAAAGTCTTCGTCAAGTTGTTTCTGCAACATTATAATGTCTTGACGCTCTTGATCTTGGAAATCGTCACGAATGTTAAAGAATCGTCCACGTCCAAATGTTGCTTCTTCCACTTCTGCAACAGAGCTTTCAACAGCCTGCTGAAGAGCTGGACTAATTAAGCGTGATCTTTCTGATTGTCGTAATGAGTCTTCTTGAGACCAAATACCACGCCATAGACGATAGTATTCGTCAAAGCGCTCAGAATAATTACTTTCATAATGATCTCGCCATTGTTCACATTTGTGCATAATCCAACCAGCGAGGTTGTCCGATACTGAGCCGTAGTCTTTATAGTCCATATTAATATCCTGCGATTGGGTCTATAATTTCAAGATCTTCTTCTTCAAAGTCAACATAATAAGACACCTTAGCCAATTGATCAATGTAGGCTAGAGAGTCCACTAAGTCGTCATGAACAAGAGGGTTGGGAAATTGGAAGAGTTCATCTAAAAACTCTGTATTCCATTCCCCTTCTGCTAATGCAATTTGTCCGTGTTCAAAACGCCCCTGTAGGGCCCAGACAATTCTGTCTGTCTTTTTCTTGTTTCCGTGGGTGAGTTCTTCAATACGGAAAAATCGTTGCCCACTTTTCATCAAGTCGGTGAGGTAGGGTATGACAGCATTTTTCAATGCACCCTTTTCAATACCAACAGCAACAGGACGATAGCGCTCAACAGCATCAAATATTTTCTTTGCTGTCTTTTTAATATCCCATCGCCCATAAATAATATCAGCCACCCACCAACCATTAGGGCCAGCTTTGACAATAGAAATAGCTGTGGCATCAAGCTTCTTACCTTTACCAGTGGTGTGGCCAGCAACATCAGCAAAGCCAGCTAAATCCACAGCAATGTAAAAATCACCTTCATCGGGCTCTTCATTACTAAACCTCACCCAATCTTCTTTAAAGATTTCAGATCCAAGTGCTTCAAAGCTTGCCATAAATTCCTGTCGGAATGCATAGCTTGACATGCTTTGCTTGGCTGTATCAATCTCTTCAGGATCAAGCAATGGATTGTCATAGGATGTGAAGTGCCAAGCCTTGTAAGTGGCATCGTCACCAAGTGATGCATACTTGTACAAGTCATAAAAGTGGTTGCGTCCAAGAGGTGTTCCAATAAACAGAGCTTCACCTTTTTGATCGGCTAACGCTGGACGCAGTACGGTTTCCCACACAGACGGTTTCATGTCTGCATACTCATCCAACACCAAAAACTTTAAGGACACACCACGCATTGTCTCTGGTCTGTCAGCGCCCTTTAATGAAATTGTAGCACCATTAATCAATCTCACTTGCATGTTATTGACATGGCTACCTGTTATCACAGGATTACCAAGCTCTAACAATGTATTCCACATAATGTCACGGGCCTGACCTTGCGTCGGTGCAACATAGAATACATGACCTGATTTGGCCTGCAAAGCATTAATAATTAGCATCCAAGCCGCAAGTCGAGATTTTCCTGTTCTTCGCCCAGCGGCTACAATTTTAAATCGTTCAGTGGCTTCAAAGACTTCTTGTTGCCATGGAAGCAACTCAACCTTTAAATCAGACACTACGCATTATCTCAACAAGCTCTTTACTGCGATGTCCCACTTGGTTGTACCAGCGACTGTCTACCATTTCGTCAGCGGCTTTTGCCCACTTCCCTTCATTCACAGCCCTAATCATGTTCTTAAACTTAGAGAGCCTTGTCCGCCCAAGATTGAAAGCCATGTTAATGCAGACACGTTGTACATCGTCAGGCAAGCTACTAAAGTTTAAGAATACAGCACATGCATCTGTGTAAGCATCTTTAAAATCAGATTCAAATGCATTGAGAATACGTTCATCTTCAACAGGTGTTCCGACAGGCCAAGTGTGTTCAGGGTCTGTTTCAACAACCAAGTGACCTATACCGAAAGTTGGAAAGCCCTCAGAACACAGATAGATTTCACGAACATATCCTTCATGTTTAATCAAATCTTCCTTTACTTTCTCAGTCATCATTTGGTTGTACATCAATAATGTCTCCTTGTTCTTCTTCTCCACCACTGATGATGGTGTTACCACCTACACCTGTAATTGTAATCTGTACAGCAGATTTACCACCTGTCGTCTTATCCTTTTCAAAATAAGACAATGGCAACACTCTGTCCATACACATCTTCAATGCCGCCATTTGACCCGGATGCTCATCATCCTGAGCAATTTGTATTATCTTACTAATTACATGATCGCCTGATGTAGCAAGCAATCGAGCTTTAAATTCATTAATTCTAGCGGCATCGCCGGGA